GAGACAGGCCCACAATGGCCTGTTATCAACCCTGGTAAACCAGCCAATGTCAAAATGGTGTTACCGAAACCGATAACAAAACCTGACGGATATGAGACAGCAGTGATCCTGCCCGACATTCAGTTCGGTTACTACCGTGACAGCAACGGTGAACTTGTTTCTACTCATGATGAGACAGCTTTAACTATTGCTCTCAACATTGTGGCTACAAGTAACGCCGACAAAGTAATCCTCGTAGGTGACAACATGGACTTCCCCGAATTCGGTAAGTACCGTCTGTCCCCTGCGTTCGCTCAAACAACCCAAGCATCTATAGATCGAGCCACCCAGTTTTGTGCTGAACTACGGGCAGCAGCTCCCAACGCAGACCTCGTATGGCTCGCCGGTAACCACGAAGAAAGGCTCCCAAATTATGTTCTTGACAACGCAAAAGCAGCGTTCGGTTTACGCAGAGGTAACACGCCGGATAATTGGCCTGTTCTCAGTGTCCCTCATTTGTGTCGTTTCGACGAGCATCGGATTAGGTATTTGGCTGGCTACCCCGCCTCGTCGTACTGGATCAACGAAAGAATCAGGGTCATCCACGGCGACAAGGTGGCAAGCGGAGGCTCCACGGCCCATAAGTATCTTGCGACATCAAAAACCAGCGTGGTATTCGGACACATCCACAGGCGTGAATGGGCTGAACGGTCACGTGAAGATTTCGATGGCCCCAAAACCATCCTTGCAGCCTCACCAGGTACACTCGCTAAGACAGATGGTGCAGTTCCTTCGACAAAGGGTGGCATTGACCTCGACGGTAGACCCTTACCTATCGTCGAAGATTGGCAGCAAGGGTTAGCGGTTGTCACATATCAGCCTGGTGACGGGGAGTTTTGGTATGAGCAAATCCCAATCCATAGCGGCAGGGCTTGGTGGCGAGGTAAACTGTATGTGTGACAGAATATCTGTACTGCGAACGCTGCGATGAGTATTGGAGACAACGAGATGGAAGACGATGCTCAGAGTGCGGATCAGTCGGCGTTCCCACCGAAGAACCCGATGAATGAAGTTTACGATTCGGATGATCCTACTTGGCCGATGGTTGTTGTGCAGTGGCGTGACGCTCATGCCGGTGGTGACGCATCGTGGACTTTCACTGATGGTTATGAAGCTGAGGTTGTTATGCCGATCACGGTCGGTTGGGTGTGGCCGAGGTGTAAGCCTGGCTATATGACTTTGGTTGGTACGGTTATGAATAATGCTGAGGAACCTGACATTGTTGGGGACATCAACCATATTCCGTGGGAAAACATTGTTAACGTGTATTCGTTGGCGATCCATATGCCAGTTAATTGGAATCAAGAATTAGATTAATTCTAACTATGAGGAGAGAGATAATGAGTGAAGCTACTATTTTAGTTGGTGATGTTCGACAGAGGTTGTCGGATATTGCTGATAGTTCTGTTCAGTGTTGTGTTACTTCGCCACCGTATTGGGGTTTGCGTGACTACGGTACTGGTTCTTGGGATGGTGGTGATGCTAATTGCGATCATCAAGGGAAACCAATGGCTACTAAAGCAAATATTAATCGTAATTGTGGTACAGGTAATGATGTAAAAAATGCTACTGCTCGTGAATTTTATAAAGATGTTTGCGGTAAGTGTGGTGCTATTCGTATTGATAGTCAGATTGGGCTAGAACAAACACCTGATGAATACGTCGCTGAGATGGTGAGCGTGTTCGCTGAGGTGAGGCGTGTGTTGCGAGATGACGGTACGCTGTGGCTCAATCTGGGTGATAGTTATGTCGGATACAAGGGCGACAATTATCTAAAAAATAAAACTACCTCAAATTTGCAATTAAAATCTAAAGTTCCTTTATCGCATAACATTGGTACTCCACAAACAAGCGGTCTTAAATCGAAAGACCTCGTTGGTATCCCGTGGCGTGTTGCTTTTGCTTTGCAGGCTGACGGATGGTATTTGAGGCAAGACATCATTTGGCATAAACCAAACCCGATGCCAGAATCGGTAACCGACAGGTGTACGAAATCCCATGAGTATTTGTTTCTGCTCACTAAATCCGCTAAATATTATTTTGACAATCGTGCGATCGCAGAGCCAGCGAAATATGCAGGTGACGATCGAGGTGCACGAGGCGACACCAGGCGTGGCACTAGCATGAACAGCATGAGCAGCGCAACTGGTGAGACACGCAACAAGCGAGATGTGTGGACTATTGCTACCAAACCCTTTAGAGGCGCACACTTTGCTGTCATGCCCGAAGCACTCGTAGAACCCTGCATACTCGCATCCAGTAAACCAGATGACCTGGTACTTGACCCGTTTACAGGCTCAGGTACAGTAGCAGTAGTAGCCCTAAAACACGGCAGAAACTTTGTGGGTGTTGAACTCAATCCAGAATACGCCGAAATAGCCAAAAACAGGATTGAATCAAGTCAACCCATGTTTAACGAAGTAAACGTTGACTTCCATACACCCCTAGTGTAAAGTAAAACCAAACAACGAAAGAGAGAGATCATGTCATCAACATTTATTAAACCACACCACGGGTCGATGAAATGGCTTAAAGCCAGACATCGTGACAAGGAAGGTAACCCCCGTATCTCAGCATCGGAAGCTGCTGCCGTACATGGTGAACATCGGTTCATCAGTAAGTACGGTTTGGCTGTAGCAAAAATGGCTGACGAACCTGTTGTTACTGAAACTAATCGTGCGATGGAACGAGGCAACCGTTTGGAAGCAACACTTCTTGAATGGTTGGGCGACGAGATCGGTATTGAACTGATCGAACCATCAGTGATGTATGCGATTGAAAATTCCGGTAGCCCTATGGTTGCCACGCTTGATGGTGTAGACAAAGAGTCATACCTCAAAGATTTCTCACAACCTAAAGTTGTTGCCGAAATCAAAACCTACAACCGTGAATGGGATGGCGTGATGCCTCGCTACTGGTACTGGCAAGGTGTACATCAAGCTATCTGTGCCAACGTAGACGAGATCGTTTGGGGTATTTTTGATAGTACCCTCGATCTTCATGTCCACCGTCAACCGGTCACTATGGAAGAAAAACTGTTGCACATCGGTGCTGTCACAGAGTTTGTGTGGTGGATCAAACTCGGTAGTATCCCTGCCGAATGGCCAGCAACATACGAAGAAGTGTCAGCCGCATATGTGGACTCTAGTAGTGAGACAGCCGATCTCACTGAGTACGCTGAAGTGTTCACACGGTTGAATGAAGTTCAGCAACAGAAAAAGTTGTTGGGTGTTGAAGAAGATGAGTTGAAAGCAACCATCGGTTTACTATTAAAAGACAACCAGTTCGGTGTCGTGAACGGAAAGCAGGTAGTTTCGTGGAAACCCCAATCCAAGACCTCCTTCGACAGCAAGTTGCTCGCCTCGGAGAAGCCAGAGTTGTTCCATCAATACCAGAAAACAAGTCAGTATCGAGTAATGAGATTCAAGGGAGAGAAATAATGGAAAATCAAAAGAAATTGTTAGCGGAAGTTCTTACCAACTACGCTGTACCCGACCCGAAGATTGTTGGCAAACTACCCAAAGGTGGTATCCAACTAGATTTTGTTGGTCACGCAGACATTACCCGTATCCTCATTGAGATTGATCCACTGTGGTCATACGAACCATGCGGATGGGACAACGGTCGGCCAGCGATCCATGTCGAAAACGGTATGGCAACTATGTGGGCTTACCTCATTGTTCACGGTAAGAAAATGTTGGGTGTCGGTAGCGTTCGTGCAGACAAACAAGAACTTGACAAAGAACTTGTTGGTGACTTCTTGCGTAACGCCGCTATGCGATTCGGTATCAGCCTCGCATTGTGGACTAAGAACGAATGGGAAGATTTGGGCGGTCACGCACCCGCACCACAAAAAAGTACGACTATTCGCAAGCCCGCACCAAAACCAGTAGCAGACATCGCAGTAACATCAACGATCCCTGTCGACCCTGAGATTGTCGGCAAGTTCATCAAAGCTTGTGCGGGCGCAAACCTAGACCACGACAAAGTAGCCGACAACGCTGGTGTAAACCTATCCAATGTAACCAACGACGACATGAACAAACTTCGTGCCGCCTTCAAAGAAATGAGCCAAAACAAATGAACAACAT